GCGGCAGGACCCTTGGCTGCCTCGTTGGAGATGGCCGCAGCCTTGGACTTGCTGTAGCCCTCCTTCTTGAGAGCCTCGTACTCGTCTGGCTTCTTGATCGAGGGGCCAGGGTCCTTGCCGCCAGGCATCTACTGGCCCTGACGCTCGTCCACTGCCGCCGAGATCTCTTCGATCTTGGCCTGGACGGCATCGACGGCCGCGTTGATCTCGGGGCCGATCTCGGCTGCCTTGGCCTGCAACTGGGTACGCAGGTCGGTGAGGGCCTGTCGAGCAGCCTCAATGGCAGCATCGACGCGATCGCCGGGGGTGGGTGTATCAGTCATAGGACTCTCCTATTGTCTCAGTCGCCACGTTGGCGATCCCACTTCATGTCCTCGGCCAACTGCATGCGCGAGGTCCACTCGGTGGCTTGGGTGTGCTGGGTGTGCTCGTTGTGGTTGTGAGCCGGGTGGGTAGCCTTGATCCCTCCGGTGCCGTAGACCTTGTGGGTCATGACGAAGCCTCGGGCTCTGGCCCGTGCACTCTCGTTCAGCGCCTGCCACTCCCGAGCTTCTTCGTCGTTCTGCGGTAGCGGCCCCCTTGTCGAGCCGGTCATCTGCCGTCCGACCTGCCGGTTCGGGTGATCTCCGGTGTCCTGTCCACGTGCCATCAGAACAACGCTCCTTGTCCACTGTCGAATGCTGCTTGCCGCTTGCTCTTCGCCGGGAGCGCTCTGCGATTGACGCTCATGTCCTCATGGAACATGCTCATCTGCTCGGGCTGCTTGCGCTGCGGACCCTGCTTGACGTTCTCTTCGATCGCCTTCCCGGCCTCACGACGTCCCTCGGTCCAGCCACCGGCTTGCACCCCGATGGCCGGGATGATCTCACCCGTGCGGTGAGACAACGTCTCTGCTGCCAAATGGGTGGCCCGGTTCTGCCAGGCGTGCATCAACGCCGAGACACCGGTCTTGACCATGCCGGGGACAGAGCGGAGCATCTTCTGGTTGGCCGAGCCGCCCTCACCGACCGAGAACTTGGCCGGGGACTGCAGTGCTGCACGACCCTGCCGACCTGGGATGTTGATGGCCTTCAACTGCTGGCCGGTGGAGATGGCCTGCTGCCAGGTGTCCTCGGCAGTCGGCCCCCTGGGATCGAGCGGGCCGTGTGTTGCACTCTTCAAGCCGAAGAGGTCCATACGTGTCTGACCCGATACCTCCCTACCAGTGGTGGTATGCATCCGCTCTGCGAACTCGGTGTGCTCCGGGGAGCCGTAGACCGACGAGGCGATGTTGTGGTGATACGACCACACCTTCGGAGACGAGCGAGGGTCGATCGCCTTCTCCACCGGTGTGTTACCACGGAGCACGTCAATCGCCTTGATCACGTTGCCCTTCACGCCACCCTTGCTCACCGACCCCAGATCGACGTCGCCCTTGGTCTTCACCGAGGAACGCAACGAGGCGGTCGAGATGTGGGCCAGTTCGATGGGCGAGAGCTTGCTCGGGTGCACGGACTTGCCGACCCAGTCGCGCAGGGACGAGGGAGCGTCCGGATGCGCCAGCGCCGCTTCTGGAACCTTGATACGGGCCTTTGGATCGGCGTGCATCCGGGTCAGTGCAGTGACTGCTGAAAGCTCCTGCTCGGGGTTGTTCTGCGGCGACATCACCGCGCTGGCGGCGATCACCTTGTAGCGATCGTTGCCCGTAGCGGCGGCAACGTCGGCCAGCTTCTTGTGGTGTTCGAAGTACCAGCCGTGACCGGCGTTGGTGCCCTCACGCACGGAGCGCTCGTTGCCCCGCTCGACCAGGCCGACACGATTGGCCGCTGCCGACTCATGGGTGATCGGCGCGTTGACCAGCGTCGCTGCCAGCGCTGACTGCGAGGTCAGCCGCTGCCGGGCCTTGGTGCGGGTCTTCTCGCTGCTCTGCGGGTTATCCGCAGCGCGCTGTAGCCGGGCCTGCTGGTTCTTGATGTCGGTCTTCTGGTTGCCCAGCTTGCGCACCTGGCTGCTGAGGTTGCGCTGCGACTTGCCCGGCATGTCGGTGAACTGCAGGGCCTTGTCAGCAGGCGGCTGCACCAACGGGGTCCGCTTGGTGATCGTCATCAGAACAGCCTCAACTGCTGGGGCTTCTTGCCCCTCGACTTGGGCGTCGGCTCCTTGGCCTTGCCCTTCGACGCCCACTGCGGCAGGTTGTACACCTGGTTGCCGGGGAAGTCCTTGTGGGCAATGAGAAAGCTGTTCTGCCCACGAAGCTCGCTGAACAGCGCGTGGTGCGCCTCGGGCGGGAACATCCGGGCGTGGTGCTGGACAGCGGCTTCTTCACCGTGACGGGAGAAGTTGCGCCCGGTGGCCATGTGCCCGAAGGCGTCGTGCACGGCCCGGAACTTGTCGTTGTCCTCGTTGCTCATCGGGTGGCCGGGAGCCATGCCCCCGGTGGCCTCGGTGGACAGCACCCGCAGGCGCTTGTTCTTCATCACGTCAGCGCGAGCCTCTTGCGGCGAGGAGTACGGGTCTTCTCGACCGTACTGCACCTTGATCCCCATACCACCCTCAGAGGTCGGCTTGGTGAGATGTTCGAACTGGCTGCTGATCCCGGCCTTGAGCGCCTCGTAGGACTTGGCCAGCCCAGGGGTCATCTGCTCAGTGCCCTGCTGGTCACGGATGATGTTGCCGATGCGGATGATGTTGTTCGGATCGGCCCTGGTGCTGGCGATGCCTCGCTGGCTGTGTGATAGTCCCTGCGATTCGGCGTAGGCCTTGGCTCCAGAAGCGAAGTGCGGGACGCGCTTGAAGTCCCCCCGGTGCCAATCGGCACCGGGGAGGCGAGGCTGCTTGAACTGCTCTCCCAACGTCATCCCTGTCGGCTCCTTGGCTTGTGCCATCCCTTGGAGATGTTGTTCGCCCGCTGGTGATCCATGACCTCCGGCTTGCGCAGGTACTTGGGCTGCAGCGACGGCGGAAGCTGACCGGCCTTGAGATACTGCTTGTGCACCCTCGCCAGAATGTTCGGGTCGGCGTTGATCATCTCGAAACCGCTGTCGAGTTCCGCCGTTGGCTTGATCAGGTACTTGCCGATGTTCGACACTGGACGACCCGGACCAGGCTGGCCGGGCGGCTTCAACGGCTCAGGTGCGGACTTCTCCTGCTTCGGCTTCGGGCCGAACCCAGCCGTGGGAACCGGTGGTGGCCCGACCTTGATCAGCGAAGGCTTCTTCCGGGCAGCAGCCACGGTGTGGTCAGTCGTTGACCTGGGCCGGGTTCAGCCGACGCAGCCGAGCCTCGGAGCCGAGTTCGTATTCGAACTGCGAGGGACCCTGACCGGCCGATGCACCGATGACGAAGTCGTTGAGCATCGTCGGGGCCTCGATCCAGGTGGACGAACCGAGATGGGCGCGCTCCCGCATCGTCTCGGCAGGGTCCTTGCGCGGCGTGAACGGACGACCCCGACCGTCGCCACCCGGATCACCGTAGGCACCCTGACCGAAGTCGTTGGGGACGTCGGTGTCGGTGGCCACGCCCTCTTCGAAGCGCAGCGGTCCACGCCGAGCGGTGTTGACAGCCATCACGTGCTCGTAGCCGCTGGCAGGCTGATAGGCCATGGGGACCTCCTTAGACAGGTATCACGTCGATCATAGACCCATCAGAACTTTGCCGAGAGTTCCGTCGGACGATCGAGCCCGATGGGACGTATCTACAAGGGGGACTCTCGGTTACCGCCCGTAGAACGGACTGGTCATCTCTTCCACCACGGGAACCGAGTCCTCCAACGAGCAAGCGCAGGCGAGCGCCAGCGAATCGACGTAGTCGTCGTGCGCTTCGCGCTCGTTTGGGGCCTCTACCAGGAGGTATTGGCCCTTCATGGCCTTCTCCGCGTCGCTCATCTGCTGGCGGAACCGACGCCATACACGGGTACGCCGGGCCTTGGAGTGACCGGGGTAGACCATCATCCGGCGCTGCAGCAACTGAATGAGGTGCTTCCACCGCTCGGACTGGTTCTTGGCGTCCGATGGGTAGGCAGTGACCTGGCAGCGCGAGCCCAGCAGGCGCTGCAGGCGATCAGCCACCGGCCCACCCATGCCCTGAGCATCGACGCCGACAGAGACGATGTCATACGGCTCTAGGAAGTCCATGATCTGGAAGTACTGCTCTTCGAAGTTGGTGTTGTGGATCTCCAACCAGTTGAGGATGCGGTGCTCCCGGTACCCGGCCGGGTCCGGGTGCTCCCAATCCACCCAGCACACGGTGACCACGGTGGAGTCCTTCACTCGGGCCGGGTCGATGCCGACGACCACCGGGGTGCGGTGCCAGGCCTTGACCAACTGCATGCTCTTGTCGGCCAGCATGTCCAGGTCGTCCTCAGTGATCAACATGCCTCGCTCAAGCATCCACTTGAGGGCGTATGACATCAGGAACTCTTCGGAGTCCTCCCCGAGGCGCAGCTTCTCCTTCTCTACGAACTTCTTGTAGGCCGGGTTGTACTTGGAGACGACCTTGTAGTCGTATTCGAAGTGGTTGGTCCGCTTGCCGCGTGCCCGGCGCTTGTTGAGGTTGATGGCCTTGTAGAAGTCGCCCTTGGTGTAGCCCGGCGTGCCGATCTTGACCATCGTTCCGGCGTTGGCGGCGAGCATCGGGTGGACGCTCTTGCGCACGACGCCCTCGTCAGCCTCCTGGGCCTCATCGATGACGATGACGTGGTACGTCGAGCCTTCGATCTTGGCCCTCGGGTTGGCGGTCTGACGACGGCAGAACGACCCGTTGCTCAGGCGCAATACCCGGCTACGGCCCTCAACCTTCTCAGCGATCTCCGGGTCCTGCAGTACCTGCCTAGCCCGTACCGAGGTCAACCGGGAGACGACTCGGCTGAACACCAACTCGCTCTGCTCGTCCACCGGAGCGAACAGGCCGACCCACAGGCCGTCAGCGAACTGCGCCATGATCGGGTAGGTCTTGGCCAGGATCGGGAAGAGGATCATGCAGCCTGCCAAGGTGGTAGCCACGACCTCTGACTTGCCCGACTGGCGGGACATCAGCCCGGTGATCTCTTCGGCATCGTTGAGGACCAGTGACTCAACGATCCGGTAGGAGAACTGCCACTGGTAGGGACGGAACTTCTTGCCCCACAGTTCCTCGCAGAACACGATCGTCCGCTTGCACAACTGGTCGAGGAAGTCGGCCATCTCCGGGTCGAGTGAGTCATCGGGCGGCTCGTCTTCGCCCTGCTCAGCCTCTTCCAGAGCCTCTAACTCTTCAAGCTCGGCCTGCTCCTGCTCGGTAGGTCCGAAGCCAAGATCCTCGATGACGATGTCGGCCACGCCACCAACATACGCCGAAGGCACGGCCCTTGCGGGTCCGTGCCTCCTGCGCCACTACCGACCGGTGGGCTCTCACATCCACTGGCGATCAGATCAGTATAGCAGCAGACAACGCTTCTGTGTCGTTGCCGAGCTACTTTCTGCGCTTGATGACGCGCTTGCGGGCAGCCAGAGGGGGCGGGTCAGTGGGGGGCGCTGCCCCCTGCTCACCTGCTGCTTCCTGGAACGAGAGCAGGGTACGAGCCACCAAACGCTGGTATGGCTTCAACCAAACGAGCGAGTGCTGCTTGCCCCGGAGGACTTCCAGCAGCCACTGGTAGCTGCCCGAGTCCAGGTAGACGGTGTAGATGATGGAGTCGGTCGGCAGGCGCTCGCCACCTGCGTACTTGGGACCGTCGAAGTAGTCACTCACCGTCGTCTGGCGTGTTCCGCCTGGCGTCGTAGTACTCCTTGGACAGAGTGACACAACGGTCACCCTTGCAGCCCTTCTGACGCCGGTACAGCGAAGCATCCTGGCACACCGTCGAGTTGCGTGACGGATCGACACCGCAGACGTGCTCTTCGGAGACGAGGATGGGCAGGGCTTTGCGGCCAGGCCGATGAGACTCCAAGGTGTTGACCCTGGCTTCCAGCCGGGCCACCCTGGTCCTCAATTCGTCATCCACGATCCAACTCCTGGGACAGCGGGGGGACGACGACGATCTGCCAGACCACCCCCTTGGCGAGGCCGAAGAGGTTGCCCCCCTCGTCCACTTCGCCGCTGTCCTGCCAGGTGACACCGTTGCGCGACGCGGCGAGGTCACGGAAGGCCTCGATCAGACCGATCGCTCCCTCGACGTCAGTGGCCTTGGTCGTGCGGACCACGGCGAGGTTGGGCATCTCTCCCTGACGGAGTTCTACGGTGTAGTGATCGTACACGGGCCACTCCAAGGGAAGCTCTAGTTGTTCGTACTCAGACATGTTTCAAAGATACAGGATCTTTGCCTAAACATCAACGTCGCTGCGACGGTGCTGTAGCTCCCGGATCGCCAGTAGCCCAGCCTCGGTCTGGCGCTCCATCTCGGACAGCAGCCAGTCCATATCGATCGACCTGTCCGTCAGCTTGGAGAAGCACTCCGCTGTCCTCGACAGACTCGCCTCGATCGCCAGCAGCAGGTTCTCCTGATCCAACCGGCTGAACCTCGTCCTCTCCCTCGGCGGCTTCCTCCGTCTGATCACTTCCCCATCTCCCTATCTCATTGGGATCGACGGCGATGCCCCAGCGGCGCAACGTCGGTTGATAGATGAACCTGCCGAAGTGCAGCCAGTGCCGGTGTGATACCCGGATACGGAAGGCCCAGCGAGACATACGGAACGGCGGCAGGATCTCGTTGAGCAGCGCCTTGGTGAGGAAGGTCCGGTCCTCGGCATCCGTCTCGATGCCCCAGTAGAACGGGATGCCGTGGACGATGATCACGTGCGCAACCTCGACCCGATGCCACGGCGCTTCTCGTTGGACGGTGCCAACTCTTCGCCCTGCATCGGGGCGTAGACGTAGTTGTTCAGCGTGGAGTTGACGTGCCGCCCCTTGCTAGCAACCCTGGCGAACGAACGGTAGGCCTCGTAGTCCACGCCGTAGTAGACGTAGCCAGGGCCTTTGCCGTTGCGCCAGGTGACCTGCAACTGCCGCTGCAGGTGGTCGAAACGAAACGCCTTGACCCGGCTGGACGATGGTGTCTCGATCCATGGGCCGAGGTCGTGCTGAGCGCCAACTTCGACGCCGGAGAACTCTTCCTCAGTGTCAACGACCGGAGTACGGGCTGGACGTGATCCCTTGGGTTGCACTGGCATGAGACAACCCTAGATCTTCGGGCGTCGGGTACGCGGCTTGATCCGCACGGCGGGAGCCTTCTGGACGATCTTCTTCGGAGCGGCCTTGCGCGGCGTGGGCATCTTCCGAGGCCGGGCCGGGGCCATCCGGTTGAGCATCGCCTGGGCCTGCGCCAGATGCTGTCTGAGCAGGGCGTTCTCATGCTGTAGCTCCATCACCGGAGTCAGCCGGTTGAAGAACTGCGGCTCGGACATGATTGTCACAACGGTGGCGGTGACGATCTGAGTGACGACCTCCTGGTGCTCAGGAGGCACCATCTGCCGTACCCGTTGGCGGATCATTGCCAGCAGCGCGTCGCCCTCGTTCACGAAGCCTCCCTCTCCACCCCGATCTCCGCTGCCCATTGCCGTGGTTGGGGCTTGCACCACGGTCCGGGGTCATGTTCCGGTTTGACGATCACCCGCCTTCGGGTGGTCCACAGGGCAAACGCTGCTGCAAAGGCGTAGATGTACGCCAGCACTAACACAACGTCGTAGAAGTAGATCATTCCAGGCGTTCGATCTCCGTGGTGGGGAACCACGCCCGGCCGGAGCCGCCGTAGATGAGCGCGTCATCGAAGCACACCCGAGCCGCCTTGCCGAAGCCGTCCACAACCATGACCTTGTCTATCGTGCCCTTGAAAGGTCGTGTCTCCCCATGCTCACCGACCGGGACCTTGGCCGAGACTCTGTCACCCACGCTGATCTCACCGTCACTCATGTCACAAAGATACGGAACCTTGGACCAGAACGCAACTCCCGCCTGCGCTGTCCGATACCAGGCTACCGACGCTGCCCCCAACAATGCGGGCAGGAGCCCGTTGACTCACCCCGGAGGCGCAACTCATGGGTGATCGCCCGAGTTTGCAGGCTCTTCTCCACCAACGAGCGCCGAGAGGCGTCCCAGGCCCGGAGGCCCTCAGGCGTGTGCACTTCCTGGTGCACGACGTCCAGGCGGCGCTTCAAGCGCGGCGTGGCCACGTTGGGGATCGATCGCAGCTTGACCTTGACCTCACCGGGGTGGAGATCGTCTTCCAGGGACGCCCCTCGACCGGGCTCGGTGCGCCCCAGGTGTTCCAGGAACTGTTGTCCTACTGGCCAGGCCATGGGCGAATCGTAACCTCTCCGGGCTCGTCCAGGTAGACGATCCTGGTCCGCCCGTCGTGGCCGTGGACATGGACCACCGACTCCATGCCCCGGTCGTAGTGCACGATCGAGGACGGCCACTGGCCGATCCAGTGCAGCACGACCACCCCGTCGCTGAACTCAACGCCCTCGGCCACCACGCCAGTGCCCGATACCCCGGTTACGTCAACGTCGCGCTCCAAGACGAATCGGCGTAGATACCCGCTCACTTGCGACCCTCTTTGAAGCCCTCTTCGAACTTCTCGGTGAGGTCGTCGGGCTCGTCGTCGTCCTCGACCTCTTCGGCTTCTTCCAACTCAGCGGCATCCGGATCGGCACCGGACGGGTGGATGACGATCGTCCAGAAGGACGGGTCGGGGTTGTCCCGGTACTGGAAGATGAGGCCCTCGATGCGGATGCCTTCGAACGGCTTGCCTGTCCTGGCCGAGAGGTCGTGCAGGTCGTGGATCACCTGCTGCAGGTTCTCGATGACGTCGGCTGTTGACAGTGCTCGGCTCATGGGTCCTCAGGGTACTCAAAGGTGTAGTCCGGGAGCATGTGCCGCGACCAGCCGGTGGGAGTGACCTCAGGCCCGGCGACGTAGCTGGCCACGGCCTTGACGTTGTCCTCGTAGCACCAGTGCTCACCGCAGGTGAACTGGTCCTCCCCAATGACGATACGCAGCCGCCCGAGCGACAACGACATGAGACACCAGGCCCGGCCATCGGGCATCGCCTTGACCGAGATGTAGCTGCCCGCCCAGGAGTCATCACTCTCGGGGAAGCGCTGGGGGTCGAGCCCGCTGAGATCGTTGTAGAACAGCATCAGTCAACGGTTCCTCTCATCTTGACCACCGGCAACGGCGGTGGCTTGACCATCGGCTTGACCGGCTCTTCTCCTGGTGCGCTCGGGCTACCGAGGAAGTGATAGTGGCGGACCGGTGGGTCCTTCCAGTAGGCATAGGCGGCAGTGCAGGTGTCCTTGTCTTCGCACAGCCGGTAGTACGAACCAGGCCACGGTATCTCACTCACCTTCACTCCTTTCTAGCGCGGCGATCAGCGTGTCGATCTCTTCACCTGTCTTGACGTCGGTGTCATCGTTCGTCATCAGCCAGCGGATGGTCCGTAACCGTTGGACGAGGCTCTCTTGCTTAGCCATCGATGCGCCCGACTCCGTCCTCATCCAGGAAGATGATGTCCAACTTCTTGCCGTTGGCCTTCATGATCGCCTGCATGTGTTGGAACAGGTCAGCCAGCGCCTGGCTGTCGTCGTCATAGCCGTCCATCACCAACCCGGCCGACTCCCCGTCGTCCATGAACACCATGCACTTGTCGCCCTCACGGAACTCGGGATGGTCGTGAAGAGCGTCGGTCATCACGTCACAGATGCGCGTCAACCGATCCTGCGGCTGCTCACTACGTCGTGGTTGCTTATTCATGGAGCTTCCTTCTTCGTAACCGGCCTGTTCGCTTCGGCTGCCAGTCTGAGCATGTTGAGATAGTGAGCACAGTCCTTCCGACAAGGGATATACATCAGCGTCTTCACTCCCTCGACCACCGAGCAGCGGATGATGCACCCGCACGGCAGCACTTCATCGGGAGGGATGTCAGGCGCTGCTCGGTAGAACGAGGCCATCACAGCGTTGCCATCAGGATCGCCACGATGACAAACGTCATCCCCAGGATCAGCAGTCCCAGATCGGTCATCTGTCGGTCACTCAGGTCTTTGGGCATCATCGACCCTTGTCCTCTTCGTAGGCTCCCAGGTCGAGGATGATCTCGCGTAGCTGCACGTTGGCGTGCCACTGCTCGTTCTGCCAAAGGTGTTCGGCCAGGCGGAACGTGATCGGGCTGAACCGCACGGTCGCACAGTGGAAGCTGGCGTTCGACTTGTCGAGATGGTAGAAGTGGTCGAACGCATGCCACAGAGTGGTCTGGATGTCCTGCTGCGGGGTAACTGTTTGAGCCATGGCTGCAGCCTACACAGAATCGGAACCTTTGCTACGCCCTCTTGAGCGGCGCTCGCTTGGCCGGGATCTTGCGGCTGGCGACACGTGTCGCCACCGGCTTGTACACGTCCTCGATCTCATGGGTGGCGATGACCGCCACGCCCTCGATCTTGTTCGCCTTGGTGAAGGCCAGGACAGCACCACGCATCTCACTGTCGTCACGGGCTGCCCGAACGTCCAAAGTGCGGCCGTCATCGAGGAGATACCGGCACGTGTACTCCCGATAGCGGGCTACGACATTGCCGTCGTCGTCCTCTACCAAGATCACCCGAACCGGAGGCTTGGTTGTCATACCGAGAGCTTACGGCCGATCAACCGTTTGCGAGGGACATTGGGACTGACCCACAAGCACTCCTGTTGAGACACCGAGCCACGGCCAGATCGGGAGTTGCGGGTGGTGGTCATCTCCACACACTGCCAGTCGTGATACCACTCGTCGTAGTACTGGTTGGCATAGCCAGATATCAACACCTGGCGTCCGGTACCGGCCACTCTGGCCAACTCGCTGGCCAGCAGCTTGTGAGCCTCGACACTGCCCATGTCATGGAGATACTGCGACCCGTTACGAGAGATGTCCAGGTAGGGAGGGTCGCAGTAGACCACGGCGCGATCATCGGACTTGGTCAACTTGGCCAGCAGATCCATGGCGTCACCACACTCGATCTGCACCGTGGTCAGCCGTTCGACCACGGCGTACAGCCGCTGCTGGAAGCGCGCCCACTTGGTGGCGTTGGAGTGCCCGGAGTTGGAGTGCGTCGTTGACGTCCACGATCCACGGCCGTTGGAGGAAACGAACGAGCCGTTGAGATGAACGAAGAACTGCCGGGCACGCTCGATCTCCGGCAACTGCGGATCATCACCGCGGGCAAGGTTGAACTCGGTACGCGAGTATGGGGTGAGCATGATCTGGCGGATCAACTCGTCCGGTTGAGAGCGCAACACTCGATAGAAGGTGATCAGCGTCTCGTAGGTGTCGTTGACGATCTCCACCGGCACCGGGGGCTTGGACAGCAGTACCGCCAAGCTCCCGGCGAACGGCTCGATGTAGGCCCCATGAGCACGCATCGCTCCAACGATCTTGGGAGCGATGCGTGCCTTGGAACCAGGCCACTGGATGCACGGCGGCGTCACGATCCGCCAAACCTAGCGGAGCAAGTTCTGGATGCGCCGCACGATGCCAGCGTCCACGTTGACGTTGCCGCCGAGAGCAACGTTCAGGTGCTCCGGGTGGAGCAGATCCTTGAACTTGGAGAGGTCGAGAATCCCGCCCTTGCGTGCCACGTGGTCGGCGTAGAACACCTTGGAGATGCCCTCCGTGGCGTACTGCAACTCGACACAGTCCTCGACGTCGCCCAGGTTCACCTTCCGCAACTGCGCGGCGCGCCCGGTGTCAACCCACCACTTGCTGGTGTAGTAGGTGCGAGCACCGAGCCAAATCTCATGGCCCTTGTTGAAGTACAGCGTCGTGCCGGTACCGCCCGACTCCACGACGCAGTAGTGCTCCGGCAGGTACTCGGCCTCCCCACCGTCGAGCTTGTCCTTCCACTCGTCCTCGGTGAGGAACTCGTAGTCGGGCATGGCGTTGATGTGCCGCTCTTCGTAGAAGGTGGTACCACTCTGGGTAGAGTCCACCTTCCTGCGCTTGATGCGCGCCTTGTGACGGGCATGCCCGTTACCGTGCTCAGGGCTGACCTCGACCTCATCACCTTCAAGACCCGTCTTGCCGGTGTCCTTCCGGGTGGCGACGTTCACCACGATCGGGTTGATGGCGTCGAGCCGACCGAGGATCTCGGCCTTGAGTCGTTCCAGTTCCTCTGGATCAATGCGCTTGGCACTCGACACACGATCCTCGTCCAGCGCCTTGCGCAGGAAGTCGAGATCCGGAGCGTGCTGCAACTGGTCGAAGAAGGAGTTGATCCAGTCATCGATCGGCAGCGGGCTCTCGTTGGGGCCGGTGATGGAAGCCCGGCTCGGACTCTGCACCACACCCCAATCAGGGCTACCGATGGCCTGCAACTTCGGGGGGGTGATGACGAAGGCGAGGCGAGTCGCCACAGAGGGCACTGTGATACCCCACTGCTTCATCTGAGCGACGAGGTTGTACCCACGACGATCGCCGTACACCGGGATCATCTCCTGGTCGTAGGCGTAGACCATGAAGCCCTTGCCGTCCCACGGCATCCAGGCGTCCTTGGCAGAAGCCTCGATGTAGAACTGACCAGGGTTGGGCTCATGGATCTTGGGCACGCGCTTGGACTTCTTGATCGCCGCCACACGACGGTTGCACGCTGCCTGCGTGAACGGGCCGTCCCAGTTCCAGTCCCTGGGCAGGAGATAGACGTCCATGATCGTGCCGTGGTCATCGATCTCGATGCTCGTCTGGTTGCCAGCCGGAACACGATCCGTCCAGTCCGTGTAGGACTTCAACGAGCGCTCTTCACAGCGCCGCAACTGACCGTTGACGAGGATGGTCTTACCGTGTGTCCTGGTCGTACCCGGCGTCGGGTCGAGCATGTAGGTGACGGACACAGGCATCGGGCTGTTGAGCAGCTTGGTCAGGTCGTCGGCCAGGGTACGAGCGTTCTCCGACTTCATCGGATCACCGTCGATGTAGTCGTCCAGCATGTCAGGGCCGCAAAGGATGGTGGTGATACCACCATTCTTGATGACCGTGGGGTGGATCAGATCCTTCGTCTCCAACCACAGCCGCCAGCCATGCTCGGCCTCCATGTAGACGTCGTTGTCGAACACGCCGAGGACGTCTTGCACCTGAGAGGCGTCGAACGTGAAGTTGACCAGGCCGTACGTCTCATGCCCGGTGTCCACGATGCACAAGGCGTGCGTGAGCCCTCCCGGCTCCGTGGTCGCCACGAACATGTTGGAGTGCGGGAGCACCGCTGCACGACTGCCCTGCCCGTAAGAACCGGCGAGGTTGGTGCGCGAACGACGGTTGGTCCCAGCGCCCTTGGTCAGCGTTTCGAAATAGGCGAGCAACTCGGCCTTCGGGTCCATCCACGGACCGTCGTTCCAGATACGGCGCTTCCACACCGACTTCTGCACGTTGTCAGCGTGGTCCACGAACTCGAAGTTGACGAAGTCGAACACGACCTGCTCGTCACCGCGAGCCTTACCGGCTCGGGCAACCGCCTGCACGAAGTTGCGCCACAACTCGATGGCCCACTGGTGCTTGCGTCCGCCGTCGTAAGCGATACCGATGAGGGCATAGGTCCCTTCGGCCCCGGCGCTGACCTCCTTACCCACGTTAGGGCTGTACGGAACGCTCACGACGCCACCTCTGTCGCGGTGTAGCGCGACGAGGCGAGGGCGACCAGCGCGGCACGCGCCTGGATCTCCAGGGTGACCCTCTTGTAGTCCTTGGCCGAGGCCGAGGTCGGCCAGCACTTGACGATGCGGGCGTAGTCACGCACCATGCGCTGCAGGTTGAGGGTCGAGATGCCCTCCAACCCGTCCGGATCGGTGGCGTCCACCCTGAGGTTGCCGTTCCGGTTGGGGACCACGGCGAACTTCTTGGACACCGCCCCATCGCCCTTGTGCAGGACGTACGCGCCCTCACCGAACGACTTGATCTGCTCCTGCGTCGGACGCTCGTCGGTGCCGTACGGCCCCTGCGCTGCGCCCACCACGATGTACTTCATCGGATGCTCCTTCGTATGCTCCTACAGCGGCACTCACCGTTGTTGCTAGCAACTCTAGGGTGACAACTGTCAGTTCGCAACCCTCAGCCGAAATATTGGCAGAAACAGCCGCTGTTGTCCAGTTCAACCTCGGTCGTAGTCCCAGCCAAGATGATCAGGGTGGGCGACGTGATACTCGGTGCGATGAGCATGCGACCCGTAGGGGTGCAGCAGTGCAGCGAGCCATGGCTCGCTATCACACAGCGCATGAGCGCAATCGTGACAGAGGCACGCTTCGTAGTCAGGCTGAGCGGCCAGCACACGCTGCTCCCGATACTCGGGTACCCACTCGGGATCATCGATGACGCGGCCTTCCTCGCTGAGGATGTAGTCGTCGTACAGGCCAAAGTCGCCGCGACGGTCAGAGGCCCGCTTGAAGCGCTCGTCGGTGTTGATCGGGAACTTCGCCTCGATGTTGTCAACGAACATTCCGTACCCGCCGAAGAAGCCGATCCACAGAGCGTTCTGGAACTGGTATGTCACCGGGTCGTCAGGTGCACCGTGGTCAGGGACCAACTCGGTATCACACTTGGAGCACTTCATGCCGTTATGTTACCACTTCCTGCATGACTTTGCTGCACTCCGTGCACGACAGGGTCTGCGAGTTGAGCATCTCCTGCCAACCGTCGGGAAGGTTGCGGGTGAGTTGACAACCGGGGCATACCAAGGTATGCGGGTACGGCATGAGGACGATGTCTGGTCCCCGCGGCGGGTGGTGTACTGGCGGGAACTTCTGCGGCTCAACCACTCGGTGACCTCCCCGGTACGAGGAACGTGACCCACACGAAGCCGG